TTCCACCGCTTCTGCGATTACTACGGCAATAACCGCCGGGGCTGATTATGACCGACCTGACTAAATTCCGCCTAATCGAAAACATTGAAGTGATGGCCTGTCGCAATTCAGCCGAGCGAGTTGTGAAAGCAATCAATCGTGGCGACCTAGCACAAGCCAAGGACTTGGCCCGCAAGCATGAGATCGCGTGGCACTTGGCCGACCGCGAGTTCCAAGATCTTAACCAGCCGCACCGAAATAACGATTTTTGTGACGATGAGTAGTCGTCGCAAATCCAAGAAACAAAAACAAAGAAACCAAGAAAGGAAATCCTAATATGCCAATAGTAGCAAGCAGAGGGGGAACATACACCCCTGCACCCGAAGGGAATCACGACGCAGTGTTCTGCGACGTTGAGGATCTCGGCGTGGTGGAAACGCAGTACGGAAAAAAGCACCAGATCAGGTTGGTCTGGCAGATCGCTGAGAAGATGGAGGACGGGCGGCCGTTCACCATCGGCCGGCGTTATGGACTGAGCCTGCATGAAAAGGCAGCTCTGTTTAAGGATTTGAAATCCTATGCCAAGAAAGCACCCCCGCAGAATCTGGATCTGGAAACGCTTATCGGTAAGCCGTGCCAGATCCTCGTGACACATGCGGAGCGTGATGGATCAACCTACGCAAACGTGCAGGCGGTACTGCCTGCCGGAGCGAACAAAGTAAAAGTCGATAAAGACTTCGTCAGGAAATGCAATCGCCCTGGCGCACCGAAACCAGCCGTCGTCGAGTTAGATGCCGACGGGACGCCCGTGCCGTTCTGAGCACTTGGCCGAGGTGGTTCTATCCCACCTTGGCCAGAAAGAATACCAATATGGAAATCCTAACTTTGATAGTTCAAATCGTATTCCCCACTACAGCAGTCGTGCTGGCTCTAATGACCATGCGACTGATTAAGGATTGGCAGTAATGGCTGCGCTTATTGCCACAGCAAAGACGGAGTCGTCGCACTACTACCTGGCGTCGGGTGAGTCGTGCCACGGTGATCTGCGTTCCGCCCGCAAGGTAGGGGCTTATCCGTCCGTGACTACCATCCTCGGAGCGGCTGGCCCCAGCAAGCAGGGGCTGATGAATTGGAAGGAGGAGCAGGCGATTCTTTCCGCTTTGTCGCTACCACGGAACGATGGCGAGGCAGATAGCGATTTTGCCAAGCGAGTGGTATTGGATAGCCGCAAGGAAGTGGAGGCCGCTGCCATAAGAGGCACGCAGATTCATTCCCTAGCTGAAATCATAATTAACGGCGAGGAGCCGGGTGAGCTGGTGAAAGGATACGAGCCTCATTTTGCGTCGCTAAAGGAATGGCACAAAGACGTCACAAAAGTCCACGCCAGTGAATCAGTGATGGTTAATGAAGCAGAAGGATACGCAGGCCGGGTGGATCTTATCTGCGACATCAACGGCGAGATCGAGGTAGTAGATTTTAAAACACGCAAATTTAAGAACGGCAAGGCGGCAGGCTATGAGACTGATCTGCTTCAGCTCAGCGCCTATGCGTACGCTTTCACGGACGAGCACATGGCCTGTCGGAATGTGTTGATCGATCCAGTGACGGGGCAGTTGGCAGAGGTCAAATACACGGCAGAGCAGGTCTGCCTTGCGTTCGAGGCGTTCACGTCCATCTGCAAAGTGTGGCGCTGGTTGAAAAAGTACGATCCACGAGAGGTGCGCTGTGATTGAAGTATTACCCGAACAATCCACCCACGAGCAGTTATTGAACCGCGTGCGCTCGTTGGCCCGCGAGCTGGCGGAGGCGAAGGCTGCGCTGGTGGCTGCGGAAGGACGCGAGAACGACCTGATCGATCGGATTAGGGCGGGCCTATGAGAGCGCTTTGCAACGTAGTGCTGACGTTTCTGGCGTTCTTTGGGTTCCCCGCAACGCAGGCATCAAATGTGATGATTGATATGCGGCCAGAGTCAAAGAAAATTGACGTTAAGAAAATCAAAGTTCGCATCACTGGCTACTGGCCCGGAGAAGACGAGTGGAGCAGCCGCTATCAATCGAGTACTGGCACCCGGTTGCGTGCTGGCCGTCACTGCGCCGTCGATCCAGACATCATTCCGCTGTGGTCAAAGATCCGCGTGATGGGCGGGAAGCGGGAGTGGGTGGCCGTGGATACAGGCACAGCCGTTAAGAGCAAGAAGGCAAGCGGTGGCAAGCTGCCTGTCGTGGACGTGTTTGCTGCTAGTGAAAAGCAGTTTAACGCCATGCGGTTGCCGAAAGTGGCAATGGTGGAGGTGATGAAGTGAGATACTTGTCCGTATGCAGTGGGATTGAAGCCGCGTCTAAAGCGTGGGAACCGATCGGATGGGAGCCAGTAGCGTTTTCAGAAATCGAACCATTCCCAGCCGCGGTGCTGAAGCACCATTGGCCAAAGGTTCAAAACTTAGGAGATATGACAAAATATGAGCAATGGCCAATACAAAGCGGAACAATCGACCTTTTGGTTGGAGGCACACCCTGCCAATCATTCAGCGTCGCAGGACTTAGACAAGGACTCAAAGACCCAAGAGGCAACCTTATGCTTACCTATCTTGCAATCGCTGAACGTCTCAAACCTCGATGGCTTGTATGGGAAAATGTCCCCGGTGTCCTGTCATCTAACGGAGGAAAAGATTTTGGTTCCTTCCTCGGAGCGTTGGGGGAGCTGGGGTATGAGTGGGCATACCGAGTCTTGGACGCTCAATGGTTCGGAGTGGCCCAAAGACGCAGGCGTGTGTTCGTTGTCGCACATCTTGGAAAAGGGAACGTTGCCGCAAAGGTTTTATTTGAGTCCGAAAGCGTGCGCCGGAATCCTGCGCCGAGCCGAGAAACGAGGCAAGGAGTTGCCACCGCTATTGAAGCAGGCGTTGGAAGCGGTAAATGGCCAGCAGATATAGCAAGCACGCTAAATGCAGCTTTTGGATCTAAGCAAGGATTAGAGGATCAGCACGCTTTGGGCGGAGCCTCTTTGTTTGTTCCTGAAATTTGCGGGGCTATTGATTGCAGAATACCCGCACAAAGAGCGCAAAACGCTCAATCTGGACACTACATTTCGCAGACCATCCCGATCCACGACCAAGCGACACGACATTCTGGCAAGCACGGAGACAAGCAAGACGGAAAGGGCAATGGACTTGGAGTGGGTAAGCCAGGTGATCCTTGCCCAACCTTAACTAAAGGAGACAAGCACGCGATTGCCTTTCCTGCGACGATGAGTGGTACTCAATACGCTAAAACAAAGAACCTTTCTCCAGCGATTTGCTCTGTGAATCAAACGGCAGTCGCGGTCGATGCCTACAACCAAGCCCTACAAGAAAAAGCCGCACCGATTCGTTCGGCTGGTTCAGATGTTTGCCATACTGGTCGAGTCATCAACCCAGCGGATCGGATGGCAGTACGCAGACTCACGCCTCGCGAATGTGAACGACTCCAGGGCTTTAACGATGACCACACGATGATTCCTTGGCGTAACAAACCAGCGGATCAATGCCCAGACGGGCCACGCTACAAGGCTCTTGGTAACTCTATGGCCGTCCCGTGCATGGCTTGGATTGGGGAAAGGATTGAGTGGATTGAAAATGAGCGACAAGGAGCTGCTTGAAATGATCCTATCCATGTTCTCTGCCCGCATTATCTGCACCTACACGCCGGAGCAGTACGCCGACTGTGTGCGAAAGGCCCGTGCCAATCGCCACCGCTGGGGGATGGGGCAGTGGTGAATATGTCTTTAGCTTATGTGTATGGCACAAATCATTCCTGCGTATTTAAACCTGGCGACGGATCTTTGGATGTTTTCGAGGATGAACATGGATTTGCCATGACTGTATGTTCAAGTGAAACCGAAAAGATTAAGGCAATGGGTGCAGGTCTTTTCTGGATGGTTGCTTTTCATCACGCAGTTATCAGGGACAAGGTCGATGCACAGAGTTTGCATAAAACCATGATGCAAATTCCTGAATTTAGAAATCATTGCGCTTTAGACATTCCTTTAATGGAGAAGTACGAAAATTTATGAGCGTTAAGCGTTTAACCTGGCATCTGGCCGTGCTCGAACGAGCGAAGAAGAATTTGCTGAAGAAGCAGTACGATGCAGTGAGCACCCGGCTGGATCTGGCCGTTCTTATGGCCACGGAAATGCTGAAGCAGGCCGAGGGCTATAAGGCCAAGGCGATGGAGGCCAAGAAATGAAATTGCTTTCAATTTTGTTTTATTACTTAGGAGACATGGTCAGCCACACGATTGCCCGGTGGAGCTGGGGCGGGTGGCTGTATCAGCGGCTGATGCTGTTGTCTGTCGATTGCGACAAGAACTTTGAAATTTGGAAGAAAGTGAAGCCACGCAAAAAGAGGAGGAAAAGCAAATGAAGGATTTAGGCAAAATTACTTTTGGCAAAGCACGGCCTGCGCCCAAGCAAGTTTTAGTCGACGTAACCTATGACGCTAAGACGGCAAAGGCGTTGCACGCATTTGGGCTGAAGCAATTAAAGAAAGATCAAGAGGCAGTGATTGAGTACGTAATTGTTAAGGCGTTGAAAGGCTTTGCCAAAAAATGATCGCACCACTCCCACCCGCAATCGAAGCCATCCACCGCAACGGGGCCGCTGAAGGCGAACGCAACACGCAGCTCTTTAAGCTGGCGTGCCAATGGCGTGACCAAGGGCTGACGGAGTTCGACGCAACGACCAACGCAGAGGAGTGGGCGTTTAAAGTAGGGCTGTCGCAGAACGAGGCCGTGAGCGCAGTCAGATCCGCATTTAGCAAACCAGCCAGGGAGGCGTGGAAGCCTAAAGCCAAGTATGGTTATCAGAACGGGGCGATCGTTAGAGAGGATCTGCCAGTGCCACCGATGCCCATCAGCGTGGAGAGTGGGCCGGTCGATAAGTTCCTGACCACCTGTTTCGACGTAGGCGATTATATTAATATCTGTAGATCGATTAAGGATAAGGACGGCCGAGAGCGGCCGGATGGTGCTGGCGAGACGCGAAGCCGTGAGGAATGGCTAGAGCTGTTTAAGGCCGACGGGTTAAAGGAGTGGCAAGGGGATGCAGTGGGCGTTTATGTTTCGATCAACGCTAACAACGGAAAGAATCGTAAAGCGGAGTCGATCGTAAAGTACCGCCACTGCCTGATCGAGTTCGATGAAAGCACGATGGCCGAACAGTGGGCCATCATTAAGCGCAGTGGGTTGCCTACATCGTCCATCATAAAGAGCGGATCACGAAGCCTGCACGCTTGGGTGGAGATTAGGGCAGCCAACGCCAGGGAGTTCGCTGAGCGTGTAGATTTTATCTATAAGCATTTAGAACACTCGAAGCCTGATCCAGCCAACAAGGACGCAGGGCGGTTGTCGCGGTTGCCAGGTGCGATGAGGACGGCCACAGGGTTGCAGCAGGAGTTGGTCGAGTGTGGCGCACCTACACTGACCTACATGGAGTGGATGGAGCGCACGATTTACGGTGATATTCCAGAGCCGTATAGCTGGGAGCAGTTGGTTAATTTCAAGGAAGATGCCGACATCACGCAACTGCTAGGCAAACGGTGGATTTGCCGTGGCGGATCGGCGTTGTGGGTGGGTAGCAGTGGCCTTGGTAAGAGCGTGCTGTGCTTACAGGCCGCAATCACTTGGGCGGCCGGGCGTGATCTGTTTGGCATTAGCCCACACGGCAAGCCGCTAAAGTCGCTTATCGTCCAAGCAGAGAACGACGAGGGCGACGTGGCAGAGGCGCTGCAGGGCATTTTAAAGGCGCTTGATTTGACCGCAGAGGAGTTGGAGCGTGTTAAGCAAAACATCGTGATCGTTCGCGATTGCACGTCCACGGGTGAGCGATTCGTCGATAGGATGCGTCGCCTAGCTGAAAAACATAAACCCGACTTAGCCTGGGTAGATCCGTTGCTCGCATTTATCGGTGGCGACTTATCTAGTCAAGAGACAGCCGGTGGCTTTTTGCGTAATTTGCTTAACCCGCTCGCCCTATCTGGCGGATTTGCTTGGATGCTTATGCACCATACCCCAAAGCCAACACGGGACGGCAGCGGTTACCAAGGGCACGACAAGGCATACAGCGGATTTGGATCTAGCGAGCTGACGAATTGGGCAAGAGCCGTTTTAATGCTGTCTCCTTGCGGTCAGGATGAGCAAGGCACGTACACCTACAAGCTGGAAGTAACCAAGCGCGGAAAGCGGTCTGGCTTGCGTCCTAGCGTCACTGCGAGCGATTTTATCGCAACCAAGACGCAGCCGTTAGTTCACTTAAAGCATGCCGACAGAGGGATGGCGTGGATTGAAGTAGGGGCGCCTGAAAAATCAGTGGGCAGAAAGGCTATGTCGATCGATTGGGGCAAGTTACCCGAAGGGGCTAAATACAGCCAAGTGGTTGCATTCGTACAACAGGCCACCGGGTTGCAGGAACGGCAAGCGAAGGCCCGTGTGAAGCAGGCCAAAGAGGACGGCTTGATTGAAGAAACTGAGGCTGGTTTATTCAGCAAAAAGGTGACAAATGAGCCCTTTTAACGTTAGTGCAGTAACCCTTATTGCACTAGTGCAGTATTGCGGAGCATGTAGGTGCAGTAATAAAGGCCCTTTAGGGCCTATTATTGCACTAATGCATTACACTATTTCCATTACTGCACTAACGACTGCACTAGCGAGGTTAATCTAATATGATAGATCAGGAAGCAATCGAGCGAATCCCAGCGGTTATTCCGCATCCAGCAAGCATGATCGATAGCCTGCAAGACTTGGTCTTTGAGTCATGCGATGACCTAAAGATTACGGTTACCACCTCAACGGTTGCGACTATCACAAAAGTGATAGAGCACTTGATGGACAAGTCTGCCGATCACCCGGCTATGGCTAACCGCACGGACACGCTGGGGCATGCGGTCTTGAACATATCTCTTAACCGATCGCCTGAATCTATGACGGCCGTGGCCAAGCGGTACGGCATCACTAAGCAGGCGATCAGCAAGAAAGTCACAGAAGTCTATGATCGGTTAGGTATCCGAGCGCGATCGCAGAAGAGCGAGAAGGCCCGCGAATCCTACCGCAAAAGGGCATACCGTGTTCACGCAAAGCGGCGGCGTGAAGCACCTAAATTCAACATGGCCGCACTAAAGAAAGGCATTAAGAAATGAAGCTACTATCTGTAATAAACAAACTAAACGAAACGAGAGACAAGGCGATTGAGCTGGTAGGCAGGACGATCTCACTGGCATCTGACGCCGGCGAGATCATTGCCGTGGCACGGACTGAGGGTAAGGACGTGCAGGCGATATGTGAGGAGGCAGGGATTACTGAGGAGGTTGGCAAACGATATGAGAAAGTCGCAGCCACTCAGAAGCGACTGAGCAGTGGCGATGCAGATCCAAGCCTTATGCGTCAGACTTATCTGCGCATCGGCATATTGCCCGACCCAATCACGATGAGCGAACCAAGCGAGCCAAAGCACTTCCTGTTTCCTATTATGAAAGCAAGGCAATGGCTTGCGTCGAGAGGGCTTAAGTTTATTAGCCAGGACAAAGAATTGCGGGCGCAGTTTCTTGCCGAGGCTGAACCCATTGTTAATGCCTACAAAGAAATGACCCAATGATTCAGACGGCAATTAGTTATCAACAGCAGTTATTTGCTGAGCCTGAGACGACGACAACGTCTGGCATTGATTGTCTAACTACAGGCAGAAATTCATTGGTCGGCTCAATAGGTGAGACTTACTTTGATCTGTGGTGTCTATCCAGAGATATCAGCGTGTTCATGCCGATAGCGCAAAACTCTAGAATCGATAGGATAATTTGGTTTAATGACAGATTCTTAAGAATACACATCAAAACAGCCAACATAAGCGATTGTGGTCATGTGTTTACTCTTTGGAGCACTAACGCATGGCGAGTAAGAAGCAATATGGACAAATGCAAGATACAATCATCTGAAGCTGACTACTTTGTATGCTTAGGTATTTATCAAAATAAAATTCCAGAGAAGATTTGGTGGCTTCCTTATGATGTATACAAGGATAAGCAGTCAGTATGCCTAGATTCTGGCATGTCTGACCTGCTGGCGGGGCCAATCCAGCCATGAAACTTTCTTATAAGGAAGCTATCATAAACCGTTTTAAAGCCGCGATGGCAAAGACATCCGGTAATTATTCGAGTTTTGTGCAAAAACATTGAATGACGTTATGGGGCGCCGACCAAACACCGCAATCCTAGCCCAAGCCGCTGCCACTGGCGTCGGCTTGCGCCAAGCCCGGCGCCAGCTTGAGAAAGGGCAGGCGGTTGCGGCCGCAAAGCCGATGAAGCCGATCGCCGGGATAGGATTAGACGGCGAGATCGATCGACTTGAATCACTGGCCGCTACCTTGGGCGAAGCAGCCAAGGAGGCGAGCGGGCCGGAGCGGTCGTCACTGATAGGCGATTACACCCGAGTCGTGGAGGCACTGAGAAAAATGAAGGGCGACCGACCCGACATTAACGAGGCCGAGGGCAAAATGGTGCCGATCGACGAGGCAGACAAGATACTAGCACGCCGGACTAAGGCCCTAATCCCGCTACTGCTTGGGATGCCCAAACGCCTAGCCCCGATCTGCGCTCACCGGCCAGCCGCCGAGATCCAGAAAGAGGTTGAGAACGAGGTGGGGCAAGTAATGCGACAAGTGCAGGCAGCGCTGTGAAGGCGGCCGAACAGCTACTTAAACGCGAACGCGACCGCTGGAACTTTGAGCCACCGCCGTCCGTCATCGAGTGGGCCGAAAAGAACATCCAGCTAGATAGCAGAATCACCGCTCGCCCAGGTCTTTACTCAACCAAGTACACGCCTTACGTGGCGGGCGTACTTGAGGCGCTGGCCGATCCGGGCGTCCATACCGTAAGCCTTTGCTGGGGATCACAGACAGGCAAGACACTGACGCTGGCCATCTGGCTGGCGTATAGAATCGCCAACGACCCAGCGCCGGCACTGCTCGTAATGCCTAACGCGGATCTGGCTAGGAGCTACAGCGAAACGCGACTGACTCCGATCTTTGAGAAGTGCAAGCCGGTGCGGGCGCTGTTTCCATTCGATAGCGACGATTTTAAAATATTAGAGATGCAATTTACCAGTATGACTCTCAGCCTGGTTGGATCGAATAGCCCGGCCAACATCAGCTCACGTCCGATCTGCATTGCAGTGCTGGACGAGCTGGACAAGTTTGCCCCACCGACCGAACGCGAGGCGGCCGCTTACAATCTGGCGCTGGAACGCACAAAGGCTTTCCCGAACCGCAAGCACGTGCTGACTAGCACGCCGACGTTAAGCACGGGCGATATTTGGCAGAACTATCAGGCGGGAACTCAGGAAACTTTCCACGTCCCTTGCCACGCTTGCGGAGAATTTCAGGCGATGGAGTTTGGGCAAGTGCGTTGGGCGGATAGCGCACGCAATCCTGACGGCAAATGGGACTTACAGAAAGTGGGAGAGACGGCCGCTTACCATTGCACGAAGTGCAACGAGCCGTGGACTGAGGGCCACAGGCGCTCAGCCGTTGAGCAGGGCAAGTGGGTGGCAGCGAATCCAAACGCAGAACGCGGAAGGCGAAGCATGCGACTGCCTAGTTGGTACTCGCCCACCGTCACCTTCGCCGACTGCGCCAAACAGTTCCTAACTCAAAAACATTATCTGCACGGCTTGCAGGGATTCGTGAACGGATGGAGCGCGATGCCGTGGGAGGATCAGTTTGATGACGATAAAACAATCGACATTCCCGCCGGCGCATTTGCGAAAAAGCAGGATTGGGAAACGGAACATATTAAGCTGGCAGCCATAGACAGACAGATCGACGAGTACTGGTTCGTGGTTAGGGCGTTCGCCAGAGATGGAACGAGCAGGTTGATCGACGAAGGCCGGGCACGAACGATCGAGGACGTGGCGCAACACTTGCACACGCTAGGCGTTCAACCCAAGCACACGGCGATGGATAGCGGATACGAGACTCAAGACTCCTATCGAATCTGTGCTCGCTATAAATGGACTGCATTAAAGGGCGAAGAGCGTCCTGCCTATTGGATCGAAACGCCACGCGGTCGGATGAAGTCAGTACACTCGGCCGAACAACCCACCGACGCGGGCTGCATGCTTCTGCTACTCAGCTCGCCAGCCTGTCAGGATCTGCTGGCATGGTTGCGACGAGGGCAGGGGCCACGCTGGGAAATTGCGCATGATGTAAGCCCGGACTATCGCGAGCACATGAGCAGCCACAAAAAGGTGCATCGGATTAACCGCAAAACAGGGCGCGATCATTACGAATGGATACGGATCAAAAGCAGGCAAGATCACTTGTATGATTGCGAAACATACTTGGCTGGCTTTGCCGTGTACGGAAAAGTCATTAGGCCGACCGCTTCACTGGACGAGGAATCGTTGACACCCGTGGCGACGTGATGGCTATTTCCCGCAGACTTACGCGGGCAGTTGCGACGAACTACTTGGCACAAGCCTCCGGAGTTACCGCAAGCGCCCTGACCAACCTTGCCACTGACCGCAACGCGGCAATGACGGGCGCAGCATCAGGCCGTGCACTGGTTGGATCTTCAGCGGGCGGGCAGTCGGCCAGCTTCCAGATCGATCTTAAACCAACTGAACGGGTTGAGTTATTTCAGGCCGCAATTGATTACCTAAATGGCGTACAGGTCACACGCACCAGCGCCTCATTTTCTTACATTCTGGATAGCTGATTATGGCACAAAAACTTTCACTCGTGGCTCGGATGGGGGCAGGGATCAAAGCGTTCGGAGCTGGATTCGGTGCTGGCATCAGCACGTTTCAACCTTACGAGGGCGCAGGCTTTTCCCGTAAGCGTCCCGTCATCTATGGCGCCCACGCCCGCGATTCACGGCTAGATCTAAACGAAGCGACACGGGTTGAGCTGCTCAAGCTCGCTCGGCACATGTATCGCAACGTGGGGCTGATTAAAGGCGCGGTGGATTCCATCGCCACCTATTCGATCGGGCCAGGACTCCGGCCGCAGTATCGCGGAGCTAACCAAGACTTTGGCAGACTCTGTGAGGAATACTGGCGCGACGTGGTAGTGCCATCGCCCGAAGTTACGGGGCGCATGACCTGGACAGACATGCTGCTGGCGCTATCGCGATCGATCGACGTGGACGGCGACGTGTTTGTAATCATGACGGAAAAGGGAAAGCTACAGATTGTGGAAGGCCACCGCGTTTGCGAGGGGGATGACTACGGAACATCGGATGGCGTGTTCCTCGGCAAGCTCGGCGAGCCTACTGGATACTTAGTCCAAACGGGCGAGCTGTATCGCAAGCTGGGCGCAGACACCGTCATTCATTTGATGGAACTAGAACGGCCTGATCAGATTCGCGGAGGATCTTCGCTTGCTCGCGCATTAAACCACGTCCGTGATTTAAAGATGCTAGGCGAGTTTGAAAAGGACGCATTGAAATTGCAGGGATCGATTGCGGCCGTCATCACCACCGACCAAGGCGACGAGCTGGCTGGGCAGGGCGGATTCTTTGGAACCGTGCAGGCTCAAGACACCGGCGAACCGACAATCGCACGCGAGGAGATCACCAGCTCGGCAACCATCCCACGCCTTTCACCTGGCGAAAAGATTGAGATGATTGGGCCTAATCGGCCCCACGCAGGCTTTGAGCCGTTTGCCAAGTTCCTCATTCGTGACGTGGCCATGGGCCTAGGCTTGCCTGTTGAATTCGTTTACGACCCAGCAAGCGTCGGCGGGGCAGGGATGCGGTTTATTGTAGCCAAGGCGCAGCGTAGATTTGAACAACGGCAACGCCTACTCATCGATAGATTTTGTAATCGCGCATGGCGCTACTTCATCGGCGGAGCGATTGCCAACGGCGACCTACCGGCCGTCGATGACTACGCAAAGGTTACGTGGCAGACTCCAAAGTCGCTGACCGTAGACGCGGGGCGTGAGGCAATGCAGGCACGCGAGGACTACAAGGCGGGCTTATCCAGCTTGCAGGATTACTTTGGCGAACTCGGTCAAGATTGGGAAGAGCAGGTTAGACAGATCGCTAAAGAGCGTGAGTTTGTTGCGTCGATTGGAACAGTGGCACCACAGACCGACGTGGCGGCCCCGGTGGAAGTAGTCAAAGAAGCCCCCGCAATCGACGAACCCACGCCAGTTAATCCCGAGAAAGATCCGAACGCTGGGCCAGATGCGGAACTAAGCGCAAGGGTTGAGCTAGATTTGCCAACACAAAACGCAGGCGAGACTGATGATAAGTTTATGGAAAGGTGCATGGGTAATCCAACAATGGTGTCCGAGTTTCCAGAAAACGATCAAAGGGCAGCCGTTTGTGCTAGGCAGATGAAACTATCCGCCAAACCACAAACAGAATCTTTCACCATGAGGGACGATCCCGACTACAAGCTCAGCGACAAAGAACTAGACATGATCGCAAGCGCAATCGGGCTTAAAAAAAAAGAAAAAATAGAATTAGCTAAACCCACGGCCGGCATGATTGCCGAAGCCAAAAAGGGGCTAGAGTGGCGTAGGGAATACAAGCGGGGAGGGACTGAAGTCGGCGTGGCTAGGGCACGCGATATAATCAATAACGTAGACTTTCCAGATGAGACAATCGCCCGCATCAGCTCATACCTAGCGAGGCATGAAGTGGATAAAAAAGGGGAAGGCTTTAGTCCTGGTGAACCGGGATTCCCATCGGCAGGCCGGATAGCTTGGGCGCTATGGGGTGGCGATGCTGCTCAGAGCTGGGCAGCGGTACAGATGCGCCGGATCGCCCGCGAGATGGCGGCCCGGCCGGGGCCGAAGTCAGCCAGCCAAACACCCGCGCCAGCAAGCGAACGCAAGAAAGGTAGCGATACGAACCCAGCCGGCACAGCTTCTACTAGGTCAAAGGCAGGGGATATCGAGATCAGCGAAGCCGTTGAAGAAACTTTGAAAAACAAAATAGCCGACTTTAAAAAGCGCCACCCCAATCGCAAGGCTCCCACCCTAGGGGCACTCAAGAAAGTTTTTCGCAGGGGTGCTGGCGCTTTCTCAACCAGCTTCAGGCCAACAATCAGCGGGGGAAGGCCAAACAGCCGGACAGCCTGGGCGATTGCTAGGGTAAACAAATTCTTAAAGATGGCAGGCGGCGGCGAGGTAAAGAAAAGCTACCGTGAAGCTGACGGCGATCTGCTCTAAAGTTGACGTTCGCTCCGGCCTATATGGCCAACAAATTAAACAGCGTTTCTATTTTAACGGTTGGAGAGGCTAGGGGCCACAACCTCAAGATCGACCAAACCTCGCTCGAGCAAGCGCTCAAAGTGGCGCAAAGCATGAAGCGGATCAAAGTGACCATGGGCCACGGCGCGCCCGTCACCGGCATCCTTGGTTACATCGATAATTTTTCAATCAAAGGCGACCGCCTATTGGGCGATCTAAACCTCTTTAACACTAACGAGGCGCAGTTTGTCGAGCAGCTGGCCCAAGTCCTGCCCGAAGGCTTTGGCATATCCCTTACCTTTAGCGGCGTGCCTGAGATCATGGGGGCGGAACGCTTTGCCCGAGTGACTGAGATCTATGACTGCTCAATCGTTTCTGAGCCGGCCGCCAATCCCGCAGGAATGTTTTCTGCCTTCTCAGCAGTTGACATGAAAAAACTGCAAATGAACGAAGCACCCGTCGAAGTCAAAAAGGAGCTGAGCGAGCCTGCCGTTGTGGCAGTTGCCGCACCCGAAGCTCCTGCCGTTGAAACTCCCGCTGTTGTCGAAGCACCGAAAGCCGAACTGGCTGAAATGCCCGAAGAGAAAAAGGACGAGCAGAAGATGGCCGAGCCTACTCTGACCGACATCGCGGCCATGTTGACCAAACTAATCGGCATGCTGACTCCCAAGATCGAAGAGGACGAAGATGACGAGGAGATGGGTTACAAAAAAGAAGAAATGTCCAAGGCCGACGACAAGGCCGTGACCACTTTGGAAAAAGCCAAGTCCGACGCTGCTGGCGCAGTGGCGGTTCCCGCTGAATCGAGCCAACCGCTCGGCCGGGCTGAGATCCTTACACAATTCAACGCGGAAAAGAATCCGACCCGTCGGTCGGAACTGCTCCGCAAACTCGGACTGTAAGCCAGTCCACAGGAGAACACTACAATGGCCAACACAATCGGAACAACGAATGCGAACGTAATCGCACAGAGGGCTCTTGAGATCCTCGTGGCGGATTATTCGTTCCTTCGCGCATCAGTAACGGACTTCAGCTCTGAAGCCGCTAAATACAACGCCTCAGTCTTTACCCACCGTATCTCTGCGACGACCGCTCAGGACTACTCGCAGGCAAACGGCTATGTAGCGACTGCGACAACCCAGACGGACGTGCAGATCACCCTCAACAAGTTCAAGCACGTTTCCTACTCTGTCGACGATCAAGAGCGCACCAGCTCCAACATCAACCTGATCGAGCGTTTCGCCGGCGCAGCCGCGCACGCGCTCGGATTGCAGATGGTTGGAGATTTGCTCGCTCTCGTGACTTCCTCCACCTTCACCAGCGCATTGACGGTTGCTTCCAGCGCCTTCTCCTACCGCTCGGTAGTGTCGGCCGGAATCACCCTCAACAACAGCAACGTGCCGGTCAACGGCCGGTACGCTGTTCTTAACCCCAGCTTCTACGGCGCACTCTTGAATGATACGACCGTCGTGGCCAATCCTCAGATCACCGGCGACCTCGTTCGCACGGCTGGGATCGGCAACGTGGCTGGATTCAACATCAACCAGTACAGCGCAGTCCCCGGAAACAGCATCACGCTCGGCGGATTCTTCGCCCAGCAGGAAGCCTTGTTGATCGCGGCCCGCGTTCCGGAAGTACCAACGGGAGTCCCCATTCCTGGAGACATCTCGGTTGTGACGGAACCCCGCACTGGCCTATCCGTCCAAGTTCGTGAGAACTACGACGTGGTCAAGGGCATGCTCCAACGCACCTACGCCCTGATCTACGGCGTGAAAGCCGGAGAGCCCGCGAGCTTGGTTCGTATCAACGGTAGCTAATTCACTCGGGGAGGGCGGTGGGCTGAAAGGCTCACCGCCCTTTCCACTTTAAGAAATCCTCATGTCTGAATTCACAGAAGCGTTGAAAGAAAGTCTGGCCGCTCTTTATACTCAAACTGGCACAGCGGCCACTATTGGTTCTACTGGCGTCACTGGTATCCTTTCAACAATCACCCGCAAAGAAACCGTGGAACTGGGCGGGTTTGATCTGGATTTAAACTCCACCTTTACCATCGACGTGAGCGCCATCTCATCGGCTCCCACCATCGGGTCTATTCTGCTGGCCAACTCAGTCAGCTATCGGGTGGCGTCGATTGATACTTCTATCGGCAGTTACGTGCTCGGGTTGCGAGAGGTTTAGAATGGCCACTCGAAATCCTAAAATCTCCATCTACATGATCGCCGGGCACGAGGCCCAATTTATCGACCGCTGCCTTACCGCCTTTAAACCATTCTGTGACGAGCTAGTGGTCTGTATTGCCCAGGGCGGACGACCTGACGATGGCACGCGCGCAATCGCTGAAAAGTCAGGGGCAAAGATAGTTGAATATAAAAACGCACCGGCAGGGGCGAGCTGGCCGCACGTCGATAACTTTGCTGCTGCCCGCAACACAGCACTGGATGCCTGCACTAGCGAATATGCGGTATGGGTGGATTGCGATGACTTGCCGCATAAAGACCTCAAAAACGCTCTTAAAAGGGGCGTGGAAGCGTTTGAGCAGAATCCCAAGCTCGGCATCTACGCGGGCGTCTATGACGTTATAAACGCCAAATTAAGGCCAGTACGTGAGCGCATGGTGCGGCGTATAGATGGCGTATGGTCTGGGAGGTGGAACTATGCAGTGCATGAGGCGCTGTTGCCTAATGCTGGGCTAGAATCTGTCGGCGAGCAGACGGTATGGGTGGAGCATCACCCCGGCGGATACAAGGCGGGTAGCGCCGATCGCAATCTCCGCATTTTGCAGGGTCAGTTAAGCGAGGCAGGCAAGTATGCCTACTACTACCAGCAGGAACTTTTCCTAGGTAATCGCAGGACAGAATCAGAGCCGTGGTCACACGTTGCGGCCGTCTGGCCGGGGCAAGAGGCAACGCTTGCTTATGAGGCCGCATGCAATCAGGCGACAGCCACGCAAGATCGCACGGTTAGAATCGGCTTATACCAAAAGGCACATCAGATGAACCCTGGGCGAAGGGAGGCGATTTACTATTTAGCCAGGGAAGAGGCCAGCGTGGGTGCGTGGTTGCAGGCTTATCACTTGCTAAAATCGGCCATGGTTCAGCCCGATCCGGGCGTAAAGATCTGGAACGCCCAGCGCACTGTCTACGACTTTGAGTGCATCGATCTATACCTTGCGGCATGTAAAGCCGTCGGCGATACTGCCGAGGCAGAAAAGATCGAGAACATGTGGCGGGCACAGAAGCCCGTAAAGATTACCGTTTGCCATGCCACGCGAGGCCGCCCACAGGAAGCGATCAACGCCCGCATCTTGTGGATGAAAAAGGCGGCAGATCCAGCGTCAGTCGAGTGGATCTACTCAGTCGACGATGACGACCCTAAAGCCGACATGCTTAAAAATTGGGGAATCGTAAAAGGCAAGGGCGGTTGTATTGCCGCTTGGAACAGAGCGGCCGAAGTAGCCCGCGGTGAAATTATCATTCAAGGCTCTGACGATTGGGACCCTCCGCTACATTGGGACAAGATAATCAGCGATAGGATTGGCGATACCAGCAAGCCGAAGGTGCTAGCGATTTCCGACGGCCACCGCAAAGACGATCTGCTGTGCATGGCAATCCTCACTAAAGCACGACTGCAAGATCAGGGCGCCATGTTTGCCGCTGAATATGACGCATGCTCAGGCATATTCTCGGATAACGAATTTTCTAAAAGGGCTGCATACGATGGCGTGATCATTCCCGCTAAGGACATCGTATTCACTCACAATAATCCGCTCTTCACCGGCGCAGCGCAGGATGCGGAATTTAAACGCCACAACGCCAAAGAAAACTACGAGCTGGGCGAAAAGATATTTAAGGAACGCAACCCGTGATTCACACCCACAACGCACTGCGCCTGGGCGACAACCTGGTGCAGTTAAACTTTCTACGTCGGTTATGCCTGCAAAATCCAGATATTGAGATCACGCACTATCACAATCCAGAGCTGTGCAAGTTTGAGGAGATTGATGCCTTGCGTAGCGACATGTCTTTACGGCTACGCATTCGACCCATCAGCGAAGCGCCAGCCGATAGCATTGATTCTTGGCGTAATGCAGGCGGATATTGGGAGCATCATCCCGACAAATTAAACTTTGCCAAATTTCATCTATGTTGGTTTGAGGAACTGGCCAGCAGGATGTGCGTCAAGAATCCGATTCGGAAAGTAGATGACCTCCTGTTTGACTATCCGGCTTTAGATTCTTTTATTCCGATGGCGCCAGACTGCGACGTCGTCGTGATAAATTCACCAGGGCTGTCTGGTCAATTTACAAACTTTAACCCCGACGATTTTTGCAACCTAGTATCTAAACTAGTTAGCAAGGGCCATCGGGTAATCAGCACAGTCGCTACTGGATTATGCCCGGCATTTGATAACAAGAATGTGACTTGGATCGGAGCCACTGCCGCCAAGGCAAAAGCCGTAATCGGAACATCCACCGGGCCGAGCTGGCCATGCCTAAACGTTCACAACAAAAACGCCTTCCATTTGCTGTGTGCAGATACCGAGACAGTCATATTTACCGAACGCGGCCAGATGGCTAGGAGCGCATTTCACGCCCTGCACATTCTTGAAGAGGAAGGCTTACTGTGAAGAAGGAGCTGACTCAGGCAATGGATTTATTGGCGGCCGATCCGGCCGTCAGGTTTATAGGCTATGGGGTAAAGATAGGCGGCCGGGCAGCAGGCACGCTTAATAATGTTGCGGATTCACAACTGATTGAAACGCCTGTCGCTGAAAATCTGATGGTAGGACTAGCCACGGGCCTGAGTTTGGCCGGGCTTAAACCCGTCGTCTTTATTGAGCGGATGGATTTTATTCTCAATGCACTGGACGCCATTGTGAATCACCTGGGCGCAGCTCAGCATATTAGCTGCAATCAATTCAAGCCTGCCGCCATCTTGCGGGTAGTGATAGGCAACAAAAACAAGCCGCTCTACACGGGGCCAACTCATACGCAGGACTTCACCGAAGCTCTTAGGAAGATGATCGATTTCCCAGTCGTCGAACTAAAGAAGGAAAACGTAGTAAGCGAATATCAAAATGCATTGCAAAGACTGAGCGCTGGGACATCCACTATGCTGGTCGAGCGAAAGGATGAGTGGTGAAGCAGAACAAGTACAGCGACCTCAAAATCTTTTCGTTCCCGGATAAGATCGCCAGTTTTCGCGACGATATTATCACCGCACCCATCTACGTGCGGATTAAGCCGACGAATATCTGTAATCACGCCTGCCGTTTCTGCGTCTATTCAGACGGCACAACTCGGCCCAAGGATCGCCCTGACTTGCACCTACAGGCTGGCATGCACACCAGCATGAATGAGCGGGACGTGATGCCACGAGATAAGGCACTGGAACTCATAGAGGATCTTTCAAACATCGGAACTAAAGCCGTAACCTTTAGTGGTGGCGGAGAGCCTTTACTGCATAAAGACATTGTCGAGATTATGACTAAGACAGTTTCGTCTGGGTTGGATCTATCCATTATTACCAATGGCCAACTGCTTGCGGGAGAAAGGGCTGAAGTATTGGGCAAGGCAAAGTGGGTGAGGATTTCGATGGACTACACAAGCGCAGAGCAGATGGCGTCTAGCCGTAACGTGCCCGACAGATCGTTTGATTCCGTGATGCAGAATATTAAAAACTTTTCCAACACGAAAACGGAGAGCTGCGATCTTGGGATTAACTTTATTATTACCCGTTACAATTACGAGGGGTTGGTTCCATTTGCTAAACAGCTTAAGGATGCGGGCGTAAGTAACGTCCGCTTCTCTCCCGTGTACGTGCAGAACTTTAAAGAATATCACAACACGATTGCGACCAGAGTGCGGGAGCAACTGGCCGAATGCCAATCCTTTTGCGATTCAGATTTTACCATTAACACGACCTACGATCTGGATAGTCCAAGCAAGTCGCCCGTTCGGCCATTCCATCGCTGTCTTTACGCTCAGGCCGTTTGCGTGGTAGGTGCGGATCTCAATATCTACGCATGCCACAATACCGCATACAGCAATCACGGCCGCATCGCCTCCATGAAGGATCAATCATTTAGCCAGGCATGGTTCGGAGAAGAGGCGAGAGCATGGCATAAAAACTTTAACCCTGGCGTCAGTTGCCTGCATGAATGCGCAAATCACGGCAAGGTGGCACTATTTGAAAAGCTGGCCACCGATAGTCACGATGCCTTTGTATGAACAAGCAGGATCTGATTGATTTTGAACTGCGCATTAAGGCGCTATTTGAGCAGGGCAAGCTGCCATATCTGATTCACCTATGCGGGGGGAATGAAGATCAGCTCATCGAGATATTCAAAGACATCAAGCCAGGCGATTGGATCTTCTCAAGCCACAGATCCCACTATCACTATCTGCTCTCTGGCGGAGATCCTGACGTGCTTGAGCAGATGATTAGAGATGGTCGCTCCATGTTTGTCTTTGACCGTAAACTGAATTTCTACACTTCAAGCGTGTTGGCCGGCACTTGCGGGATAGCGGCTGGAGTTGCGCACACATTAAAAGAGCAAGGAAGCTCGGCAAAAGTGTGGTGCTTCTTGGGCGATGGAGCTGAGGACGAGGGCCATTTTTATGAGGCCGTGAACTACGTGGCTGGGGCAGATCTACCCTGCACCTTTATTATTGAGGATAACGATCGATCCGTGGATACGCCGAAGGCAGCCAGGGGTAAGGCCACGATGACTTGGCCCGATTGCGTCAAGCGATACTACTACACCCCAACTTTTCCGCATGGTGGCGCTGGATGTAAAACCATGGTCACATTTGATCCGTCCATTCGCCCGATCTGGTGACAAGAGGAGTTTAGAATATGCCCGCCGTCACCATGCTCGATCGTTTGATTGAAGCTGCTTTCCAAGAGCTTCTAACTACAACCGTTACCGGGGTGACCTATCACTTGTCTCACGACAAGACGGAAAACTTGTCACCCTCTATTGTAATAAAAGCAACGCTAGGAACCGAAGAGCCGGTGCAGGGATCTGGCGTGTTCAGCGTCCCAGTTGAAATCGTGGTGGATGATTCCTATGACGACACAACCCTAGACGCACACACTCGAAAATGCTCCAAGGTTCTGCAGGCTTTCTATGATTCAAGCCCGTTGGCGACTAGGTTAAACGCTACCACGGCCATCGGATCTGCCCGCTGTTACAACGCCAAGGTGGATTCTATTGAGCCTGAAGCCGACGATGAAGAGCGTACAATGCGTCGCACTTATAAGCTGGCAGTCATCGCACAACCGAATTCGATCGCGAGTTGACACAAAATTTAAGGCAATATGGCAGCCACAACAATCGGAACAACGGGCCTACAGTTTGGCATTACTGCTGAAGCCGGTGGGTTGGTGCAATCTTTCACAGAAACCCGCAACGTCGAGCGTGCAGAAATTCGCAACGCGAGCGGCGAGGTGGTTGGCGCGGCCATGTATAACCCCACGGATTCCTTCTCATTCTCCACCACCATCACAGGCGCTTATGCGACAACCGCAGGCGCAGTCCTCACAACCTTGGCAAATGCCACCAGCACCGGCGGCAAGATCGTAGTCGATAGCGTCACCGTTAATCGTACTAGCGAAGGATTCGTCACGGTGGACGTATCGGCGACTCGATTCCCTAACATGAGCTAACCCGCTCCGGCGGGTTAATGAGATCCTAAAATGGTTGATAGCTTCTGGGGAACGACAAACATTAAAGTAGCTGCGGCCGTCGCAGCCTTTGGCGCAAAGCTTAGAGAATCCGATCCGGTAACCTGCATCGTCGAAGAAGGTGGCCACAGAAAATTCACGTTCTGGTTCAACACGGGCGGCGATCAGGATGCAAAAGCCGAAATGGAGCGCACCTGGGCGGATATGAAATCTGAGCCAGAGGCCGCGATTAGATACGTCAGGGCAGCGCTAGAGAACAGGGAAACCCTGCTCGGCCTAATGAAACGCGCGGAACCCATCCTATCGATCAAGCGTGGCAGCCAAACGCTACTTATCTCAGAAAGGGCAAGCCCAGAACTAAAGCGGGCGATGATTAAAAAACTATGAGCGAAGAAGCATTACTACAGGAGCTGGACAACTCCCTTATTTCTCCCGATCGCTACTTCAAAAATCAGAAGCTTGCGCCCTACACCGAAGGCAGCCGCCTGCTGATGCTTCAGGTGCGCGATGATAGCGATTCCGCCATCTACTTTGTCTGGTCGTTTATTTACCTGCATATCCTACTGGCGGAAGATCGCAAAAAGACGATCCGCCTAGCTTGGGATAAAGATGCGTTTAGAGAAAAGCTAATGGACTGGATTGCCGAGATGAGCGAGGAGGATCGAAACACCGCCTCAATTATGTGCTCATCGATCTTGTCAGAGGCTAATAAGGCGCGGGTAAACGTTATCCCTTCAGCCATAGCCGCACCGCCGGGAAACGCCTAGCGCCAGGAGGAACCGCCGCGTGCGTGTTTGTCCTGGCAAAACATACGGGCTGGCCAATGGATTATATTCTGTGGGAATTGCCACTGGTAGCAGTCAATCAGGCTGATCACGTCTTTATGTTTATGGACGGCGTGAAGCTAAGGCGTTCGGCGCATATTGAAGGAAAAGAGATCCGTGACATGGAGAGGCTATTAGGATTATGAGCGCTAGTTTAACAGTCGACGCCAGCAAACTACAGAAAGCCATGAAGGCTTTTATAGGGAATACCAAGGCCGAGGCGTCAAAGGAGATGCGGATACAGGCACGCATGCTTTGCGTTAGCTTGGCTAATTCCACGCAGCCGTTCGGCCTAGGCAATGACGTTAAGAAAGTAGGTGAAAAGGCTGTCACTAGAGATATTGATCGCGTCTACAAGTCGGCCGCCAGCGCTTCTAAGGACATAGCAAAATTATCACTGCCTAACGGCAAGACTAAGACGCAAAACGCTGAACAGATGGCGAAGGCGTTGGCGGCTCTTGTCTTGGGCAAAACAGGCGGAAGTAAGCGCAGGCGAACCGAATCTGCCCAGGATCTTCTAAATAGAATACGTCAGCAACCTTACGTAGGCACGCAAGTCGGGCCATTTGACGGTGGGAAACATCACGAATCAGCTCGATATGGCAAATCAAAGAGAGTGCCTAAAAATCAATTCGTTCGGCAAATTGTTACAAAGGACAACCCTCTTGCCCGATATTTTAAAGATAAGCGGGGAAACGTGGGTATCGCAAAGTCAGGCTGGGCAGTTTGCGCCGGCATATTAGGCGGCTTTCGCGGTATCCCTAAATGGGTATACAGGCACACGGGCGGCGGCCGCGTAAACGATCAGAGTCAAACGGGGCTAGGAACTTTCTCTAAGCCCTACGTTCAAATGACTAATACTATCCCGTGGATTAATAACGTAATCAGCTCTGAAACCATACAGAAGTCTATTGACATACAGGTGTTAAAAATGATCAAGCGGCTGAGTATTATCGCTAATTACGAGAGTAAAAAGGCGGGGCTATAATGGACGCTACAGCCACAGCCAAGCTCGCACTGGATGCCTCCGGGCTGGATCGCGGCCTGCAGTCAGCAACTGCCAGCGTGGATCGCTTTGCAAAGCAAACCGGGGCTTTATTGGTCGGAGCATTTGCTTTTGATAAACTAATTTCAGGCTTTAGTTCTGCGATTGAAAAGGGCGACCAGTTGCAAGATCTGGCGAATCGCTTTGGCATATCAGCCTCAGCCTTGCAAGAGGTTGGGAATGCCGCATCTCTTTCAGGCGCTGGCATTGAGGATGTGGCCAGCGCTATGAACAAATTAGCAGTTAATGCTGGGAAGGCTATCGGCGGCGATGACGCTATGAAGCAAGCGTTTTTAGATATTGGTCTTAGCGTTCAACAGCTCAAGGAAATGTCGCCTCAAGATATATTCTTTGCATTAAGCGAGGCAATTCAAAATACAAGCAATCCACTTGAGGCATTTGCAAAGGCTCAAGCAGTGGCGGGGAAAAGCGTTGGAGCATTAATGGAAACGATGAGGATGGGTCCAGCTGCAATTAAGGAATTAGGCGATTCTATGGGGGTTTGGTCGGACAATCAAATAACGCAGCTTGGGGCCGCATCGGATGCAATTAAAGAATTTCAAACCACTCAAACAATATGGTTTGGAAAAACCTTAATTGGACTTAAGGGCCTAATAGAAAGGTATCAAGATCTTACCGAAGCAATCGCTTTGAGCGTTGCGGCTAGATTCACAAAGGGATTAGATAATGCCGGGCGTGCCTCATTGATGGAAGAGTCGTCAGCAAAAGCTGCTGATGTTCTTATGGGGAGAAGCGAAATTCAAAAAAATGCCCAAGGACAAGGCAGGGCAGAAATCAATAAAGACGCAGTTAAAAGCCAAAAACAAATAGAACAAGCCGAAAAAGACGCAATCAAAGATCGCACTGACTTGGCCTTGCACATACTAAAAAACGAAGAAGCAGAAAAGAAACTGGCCAACGATTCTTACGAACGCAAAAGGGACACTGAGCGCGACAGAATGTTAGAGGCGGCCAACCTTGAGGTGAAGGCAGCGCAGGAAAAAATGAAAGCTGAGAAGGAGCAGGCCGAAAAGGAGAAGGGCATGGCCGCAGGCCCGGGCGGAACCAGCAGGCAATTTGAGCAGGCCAGAGCAGGCACAGCGGGCGAAGTGCTTAACTTTGCCGCCGGGCTTGGCGATCGAGGCATTTCGCAATCAGTGCAGATGGAAAGAGAAAAAGCGTCAAAGGAACAGCAGAAAATTAATAAGGCGGAGTTTGACGCAAAGGTGATGGAGCAAACTAGCGGGACAACGAAAGAAGGGCTACAGCGAACAATGGAAAGTCGCCGAAGAGAGTTTATTCAAAAAGAAGCGGGCAAGGAAGCCAAGGGCAGCAAAACTCTGTCCGATGTCTACACTGTTTTAAATGACGCCCTTAAAACATTAATCGCAGCCCCAATCGTAAGCTAATGAGTGCCGTCATAGTTGGATCTCCATCGTCGGGTAGTAAAGTCTTACGCAGGGCGGATTTCTCAACACAGCGTAATGGGCTGGAAACCTTAAACGAAGTCTACACCGTACGCACAGCGGATCGCAAAACGTTGCAGCCAAGCTTTGGCACCTTGCATTCAGCCTACTCCACCGCTTCCACAACGTTCGCACGCATGGCCGTGGAGAACTTTTCATTTAGAGAGCAGGACGGCGATTTGACTGAAATAAACGTGACCTATGTCGGGCTTACTTCTAGCAGTGGCCTGCCGCCGGCAGTTATTAGGTTAATTCCAACGCCTGGTGCCGGCATATTTGGCCCAGACATGATTATCGAAGCGGAGTTTATAAGCGATAAAAGCGAAACTGAATTTATCCAAACCGGGGCAGGCGGACTCCTAAAGCCAGGAGACAGACTTTCAAATCTAGGTCGTTATGGGTTTTTTATGCCAAAGTCAATCAATGGCACAAAAATGCCGTCAAACCCTAGAGAACCATTCCAGTTTGGCTCTCTTTACAATTTTGGTTACTTTGGGTACGTACAGACATCTTTATCATGTGAAAAGCGTGGCATCTTGTTGGTTGCAAGAGTCAATTACGCTGAACAAAAGAAAATTGTTGGCGGGTAATGAATTCAAATGAGAGAGCCTGAACTAAAGGAACTTGCTGGCGCTTCACGGCTGGCTCTTGACTTTTTCAATGGATTGATCCGCAGAATTGAATGCACGAAGCCTACGGCCGGCACGGGTATAGCGGTTACTGAGGAGGACAATGGATTTAAAATCTCTGGTGACTATAATGTTGTTACTCTGAACGTATGCAGCAATGGAAGCCCAGATACGCTTCTCGTTCTTTCTCCAAAGCCAACGGAAGAAGAATAAGAATTGACACAATAGGACAAACAAATGGCTCAATCCCTAGACATTTACATCGATACAACTAGCGGAACTTTAGTATCTCGCGGAGCCGCAAGGGATGGAATTTTGCCAACACTTACCCGCAACGACTCTTACAACCTTCGCATCCGTTTGCAGGAAAGAGATCAAGAGGGCCTGCTGCGCGATTTGGATACAAGTGGCTCTTCGTTAAAGCTTGGTATCGGCGGAATTGATGGAGATCCAACCGACGGTCAATTCAGGCTAGTCCTCAATAGCATCACGTCGTCCGCCATCTCTTTTAATGCGACTCCGCTACAAGTTTACAACGCCATCTCAGCAATCGCAGGCACGGGCGTTACTGTCACAACCTACGGCAAGGAGAATTTTTCTTATTTGATCACGGCCGCCACGGTCAACACGGCTCTTTCGTTTGGTGGCTCAGCCTTCACGCTTTTCCCAACCAGCTCTGTCCTGGTAAACACCCGCAGATTCCCAGCCGCATCGGTAGCGGCCCAGCAAGTAATTCGCTTGGTTCGCAATCCGGCCGTCTATGCGGATACGTTTACAGCATCGCCTACGGCTGGGATCGTTTCGTTGACTAAAATTCAGGACGGTTCCTCAACGCAGAACGAATCCTATAGCCTTGTAATCGGCCCAGACGCAGAGGGCGGTTCTGTAGTGCTTAACTTTGGCCCAAACTCAACCACGGCTATTCCTATTGGATCAACTGCGGCCAGCTTTACAGAGGCGCTTTCATCCATTACCACAATCAGCGCTGGCAACATAAGCGTGGATCTTGGCAACAATGCCGGGAACTATTCGATTTCTTTCGTTCGTAATCTTGGCCTAACCAACATCACAACCGCTCTTACCCTGGACGCAAGTGGCGTAATCTTTGGCAACTTCAGGCAAAGCACGATCACCATGGCCACGGCCGAGCTGGACGAGCTTTTTGCCGAAGCTGGCACAGATACCGTCACGCCTAAGATCGAAGTCGAACTTACTCAGAGCGGAACGCCTAAGACGGTTCTGCAATCTGATATTACAGTTAGACGCGATTTAATTACCACGGGATCTGCCGTTCCGGCCGCTCAAGCCAGCTACTACACAAAAGCAGAAACTGACGCTGCTTTTGTCGAGGACAGCGCCACAAACGTGGACGCGACCAACCGCAAGCTATACAACTCAAGCGGATCAGTATTCCTCGATTGGCAGAATAACACGATCGGAACAGGGGCGACCGTATTGGATCTATCCGGCACGGCCGTCACAATCACGGACGGCTATAACGTAGGGCTGGGGACGACCACCGGGACGCGTTTTGGCGTCAGCACGGCCTCTAAGCTTGCGTTTTATAACTCCACCCCAGTAACGCAGCCTGCCGGGCCGAACGTGGTCAGCGGTTTGGTAAGCCTAGGATTACTCCGTTCCGGCTCGACTACCTACGGAGTTCTTCCGCTTTCAGTAGATACCCTAACCACAACCGCTTCCCTGGCGTTTGGGACTGTGGGATCAAATGATTCTACGTCCATAACCGTTGCGGTAACAGGCGCGGCGATTAACGATCTAGTCCTGCTCGGGTTACCAAGTGCTGTATCGGAAGGATTGACGTTTTTTGGGCATGTTGTGGCGACAAATCAAGTTCACGTGGATGCGGTAAATGCAACAAATTCAAGCAAGTCGCAATCTACTCAAACATTCCGCATCACCGTAATCGGTTATTAACCTTGGGCTAATGCCCTAACGAAATCCTTATGGCTTTTCTTTTTGCGAAGTCGTTTCCATTTTGCGTTCAAGACGCTGGCGAAACGCCTACTGGAAATGGAACGATATATCCGATTGGTATGAGCTTAAAGGCCGTGATGGAATTATTCTGGAAGTGCGAGACATTTAATCTTACTGGAAGTTATGCCTTGAGTTACTTTGTTGATCCGGGTTCAAGAAAAGATTATATAATAAATGATTCATATTCTACAGAAGTTACAAGTCTCTTGTATTGGCCTCCAAAAATGAGCGATATGATATGCTCCGAACAGCCAGTTTTCTATGGAGAAGGCGTTGGTACTGGCACAATCTTTACAACCAACGCAGATACACCCAGAAATTCTGAACCATTTTTTTACCTGAATATGTTTAACTATTTTGAAACACAAGAAGTAATAAAAAAGAATAATTTATTTTACCCAAGATTCGCATTGGTATTTGCTCCAGGTTTTGAGTATGGCTCATATTACAGCACCGTAGAACCAACCAGCGGATCATACGCTACGGCATCCGACTTTCTTTCTGTTACAATGGGTGAAGAAACATTTACTTGTTCAATGTATGCTTCTCCGGGTAATCCATATCCGTTCTATCCATTACAAGACATATTATTTACTGGCTCTATATCCATTACGAAATCTAGTGACCGACTTGCTGAATAAAATAATATCTTGTGGGGGATATTTTTGCGGTGGATTTGTTAGAGATTATTTGATACTAGGAGAGACATTTAGCGATATAGACTTTTCCATCGATGGTGAATGGCCAGCACCATTTTGTGATTGGCCTTTGATTAGGACAGAACCAAGAAGAGAAACATCTGAAAAACATATAAATGGAATCAAATACCATTGTGTTCGCCTTGAACCCATAGACCTAACTTGCAATCTATTTTGTTTTGATGGGGCAAAGATTTTCCCAAGAGAGTGCTTCCAGCCAATAGACTATATAAAGGCTTGGGAGTTGTTGCTTAATAAGCAATTTATTCAGCAAGCCCCAGCAATTAAAAATGTAGCCCTTAAAACAAAGCTCGTAAAAAGAGGATGGAAATATGTCGGCATAACTATGGCAAGCCAATCAGTTTCTATTCCACCTAAAGTTGGCCCGTGGTCAGACTTTACCCTGGCTAAAGAAAGGTTTGACGCTCTAGCCCTTTGACACGGTTTTTTAACTTATATGGCATACGATCTTCAAATCAATCAGGACACATCCCTTAGCGTTGGCGAATATGGTGGCAGAATGACCACCACGACTGCAGCCGTCACAGGCAACTTTCAAGCCATCCAATTCATCACGGACGGCAAATTCACCTCAGTTAGCCAAACCGCCCTTACTGGTGAGAATCTAAACAGCGTGACGTTCCCGGCTGGCTTTGTTGTGTTCGCCGCCGTGACCGCCTTTCAGCTCGCCACTGGTAGCGCAATCGCTTACTCGCGGGCAACTTAAGCCATGTACCTCGGCCTCGGCCTGAGACTTGGTTCCTCAACGGTCACCGGCTTTGACGCCGACGCGGCCGCTTACTTTGATCGGGCTGGCGTGACGAATGCCACGGCAAAAGGACAAATCAATGCGTTTGTAAAAGGCGTAAAAGATTTAGGCTTGTGGTCTAGTATGGTTAGCTGGCCTCTTCGATCTACTCAAAACGCTGGAACTGGAACGACTGCATATAGCTTGGGTGGTTATGGAGTATATGACGCCACTCTTAATGCAAGCCCAACATGGGGTACTGATGGCATTACTTTTAATGGAACTAACTATTTAAGTCTTTCAAATGTGATTGCAACGAGTCGTGTAAATAAATTAGCGATGGGTGTTGGTAGTATTACTGGATATACTGCAAACAGATTTTTTGATGTTCAAGATGCTGGAACCAATACGAGAAGAAACCCGTTTTTATATGTTGGTTCGTTTGGTGCGTTTGATTGTGGTTTTAATCTTCCAAATTCGGGTGTTTCAAGCCCAGAAGCAAATTTACTTTTGGCCAACCTGCCTCAAAATACATTTTACTCCATAATTGGACGAACTACTAGCGGGTCGCTGTTTGTTTACCGAGACAAGGTATCGAAGGCATCATTAGCTGGACAAACATTTAATCAGGGAAGCACCTACACTTTTTCAAGAATGGGGTCTGAATATACTGGAACAATTTCGTTTACAGCATTGAGCGGCGACGAAATTAGCGAGGCACAATTAATCTCACTAAATGACCTCTACAAAACCACTCTAGGAACTGGGCTTGGATTGGCATGAGGTTAATCCTCCTGGCGTTCCTACTTTCCTCCTGCTCGCCAAGGCCAGTAGATCATAACAATCCGCTTCCACGATACAGCGATATGGGAGCTGCTGCCGACGCAGGCCAGGTGAAATGAATGACTGCGCCCGACGATCGCAACACGCCCGGTTGGCGTGAATTTACTGCCAGCCTGCGCTGGCTGGAGGCCGAGGGATATATCGAAATGTTTTACAACGAGAAGGGCGAGGAGATGGTGCGGATTGCGGAAGGCGCAGAAACGGCAACCCTATGAGCACCGATCAAATCGCCGAACTTTCAGAGCGGTTAAGCCTAGTCCGAGAATCTATAGCCCGGATCGAGACCCGCCAGTCGGTAATTTTAGATTTACTCGAGCGCTCACAAGCCAGCCTGGGCGAGTACCACGGCCGTCTCACTAACATGGAGCGCGACGCCCACACGATTAAAACGAAGCTGTGGCTAGTAGCGTTAGTCTCCGGGGCCGTGTTCAGCACGATCTGGGAACTGATTAAGCGCCGGATCAGCCTTTGACACCCTGCCAAGGGCATGGAACAACTCATCCCTACCTTACTAAGCGTCGATTGGCTCGGAGTGCTTGGAGCGATCACGGCACTACTGACGGCGGTTATCGCAATCGCGTCATTCATCCCCGGCGACCAGCCTGAGAAAGCCTTGCAGGCCGTGGTCGACATCCTCTCTAAATTCAGCCGAAAGTAAAATAATGATCGCCACGATCGTCGGCGTCGTGGGCAGTTTGCTGGGTATCTTGCTCTGGTTCTTAAAACGAAAATCGCCACTTCAGCGTAACTTTGAATCGATCGAGCTAGAACGCCGTAAAAGACTGAGAGACATCAATGCCTGGTGGACTAAACGCCCTCCTGCTAGTTCTTAGTCTGGCGCTCTGCTCCTGTGCGACAACCTCGCAAACGCAGGACGGCCCGCCGCCAAGCCCGGACACGATCAGCTATTTTATCTACGCCTGGGACAAGGCCGAGCGAACAAACAAGCCCTGCCCACAAGCTTACAGAGATCTGTTTGCGCAATCGCTCAAAGCGCTATCTGATAGCCTGGCAGAAACTGAAAGAGAGCGAGCGAGGCAGTGACCAGCCTTAGTGAGGCAAGCTCCCGCACCTTGCGGGCGATTGATTCGTTAGATGCCAGCTTTCAAAAGCAGGTCAGGGGATGGGTGAACGAAATGGTAACGAGCCGGATCGAGCCGCTTATCTATTGCGGCCGTCGCACAATGGAGGAGCAGGCTGCGCTTTATGCGAAAGGCCGGACGGTTAGTGGCAAGATCGTGACCAAGGCCAAGCCAGGGGAAAGCTATCACAACTACGGGCTGGCGTTTGATTGGGTGCCGCTGAAGCAGTCCGGCAAAAACGCGGATCTGTGGATCGCGGATTGGGACAACGAAACCGCATTTCGCCTAGGCGAGCACGTGGGAATTTCATTCCGTTTGGCTGGCATTAGCTGGGAAACAGGCCACTTGCAAAGCAGTGACTACAAGAGCTGGCGTGACATTCCACGCAACCCTGTGGAACAAGTAAGGGCTAGGGACATACCGCAAAAAACGAAGGCCACTAGCTTAGTCAGCAGCCGGCCGTGGAGTTCGCGATGACGCCCGAACACGAGAAGCACCTGGCGGGTATTGTGCGTGATTTAAGCAGGGATCTGGACGCCAAGTACCGCAAAGGACAAGAGGAGCACGGCGGGGCGTTGTGGCGCAGGCCCGTGTGGAAAGACGCGTGGGAAGAAGTGCTCGATTTATGCACCTACGTCCACACCTTAAAGATGCAGCTATCCGTCATAGCCGAGATCGCACTGATCGGGGCTAGCGACGAGAGCGTGGTGGCGGCGCAGTCGCGCGAAAGTTGCCGTCAGATTCTCGCCGTGCTGGAAGGATTCCCGTCAGCGGCCGATAAGAAATGAAAGTCATCCGCAAGTGGAAACGGTGGCTGGCGGTTAGCTGTAGCCACGGACACCTGGCGAATGCGGCGGCCTGTAAGGCTACGCTGGAAATGAAGCGCAGATGGCAGCCAGATACCACTCTCCACCTTGGCGATTTTGTCGATCTGTCCGGGCTAATGGGTAGCGCGAGGAAAGATCCAGATTCGCCCGAACGCAGTGCATCCATCCGCGAGGACTTCGACGCTGGCCTTGATTTCGTTCGAGAACTAGCGCCACGCTACATCTTTGAGGGGAACCATGAGCACCGCCTGACCGCCCTACAATACTCGCCAAGCGCGATTGTGGCGCACTGCTGTACGTCGGCTAAGTCGGAAATTTATAACATGTGCAAGGATTTAAAAGCGCAGTACATCCCTTACGATATAGAGAAAGGCTGGCGTGATTTGGGTGGGACGGCATTCGGCCACGGCTTTATGTTTTCAGAATCAGCCGTGCGCGACCATGTAGAGATGGTGAGAAAGCCTGTCGTGATGGGCCACTTGCACCGGGTGGATAGGATTGCTGGTCGCAGTATCGGCGCACCCGTGGGCTGGTCGATCGGTTGCCTAGCCGATATTCCCAGCATGCACTACGCCCGGCGCCAGCGATCCGTTACCAGGTGGCAGCACGGAGTGGCGTGGGGCGAATACGTAGAAGGCGGGCAAGGATGCACGGTGAACGTGCTTTCACCCATAGGAGGCGTATGGCGATACCCAGTGTAAAGTCGGATTGGGCATCCGTCCTAACTGAGTATGTCGCCGGGTACCGGCAGGAGGTAGTTCCCGACGGCTGGTTAACTAAAAACCAGATCGCTGAGCTTTGGGGCAAGTCGGCAAATTACGCGAACAAGCTTTTAGCTCATTTGGTTAAAGACGGTAGGGCCGAGAAAAAAAGTTATGTGGTTCGATTGCCTCACGTTGATTCAAAGGGAAAGAAGTTTCTAGGCCATTGCAGGAAAATACCCCACTACCGCCTTATTTCAGGCAAATCACCCAAAAACTAGCGTCTATTTTCTTTGGCCAGCTCTTTGACGAGCAGGGTGGTGATATATGCCGAAAGGGATAATCCGTTCTTTTTGGCAAGACGCTCACCGTTGCGTTTTACTTTAGGGTCGATCGTAAGGTTCGTTTTCGCCTTCTTCATAGGGAGGATTCTATACGCATTTATTACGCATTCAAGTATAACTTAAAAAGTTAATGCCCAAAAGAAATGTGTTGCTAATACGCCGTGTGTGCGTAGCAAAGGCGTATGCCTCGTCGTCCACTTAGCGGTTTAAAAGCGGAAAAGACCAACATAGTTCTGCCCGTTGCGGTGAAAAAAGCATCACAAAAACTGGCCGCTCTCCGTCGTATTTCGCTTTCCCAGCTCATTACTCAACTGCTTGCAAAAGCATCGGGAGAGCAAAGCTAGATATTTATGAGCTCGGGGCGTCTCAACGAGACTGCTATGAAACTCCGCCAGGAGAACCGAGCTCTTTCCCTTCGCCAATTAGGTGCGGCCTACGGTCTCGGCTATGTGCGGATTAAGCAAATGCAGGCGATGCCTGGATTCCCACTGATCGCGGGTAAGGTAATTCCGTCTGACTTTGATCAGTGGCGGCTGATACGGACGACTGGCCTAAGTTCACTGCATCGCGGAGATCGTCTACGCAGTGCCGTTGGTAAAGCTCGTGAACTAACGTCGAAGAGTGATTCACGAGTCTCATGGCGACAGATTGAGAACAGCCTGAAAGCCGCAGTCTCGTCACTCGGGTTACCCGAAGGGAGTGGAAGCAGTGACGCTTAAGACCGCAAATATCCAAGAGCCTACGCCAGCAAAGCGAGGCTCGCGTGCAGGGAACTTCACAAGTGACCTCGCGTCCCTCGGCCTTCATCTTGGCCAGCATGGGTTCGATGGCGGCCGGGATGGGAATGCTGAACGATTTGCCCGTGCCACCCTTGGGGCAGGGGAACGTAAGGATGCGGTTCTTCAAGTCCACGCAATCGAGCGGGATCTGCGTCTCACGCAGACGGCAACCCGTAGCCAGAGCGATCTCAAAACTAATTCGCATCCATTCTGGCACGCCTTCTACGGCGAGAGCCTTCCTAACCATTTTCACTTCATTCTCCGAAAAGATAGGTTTAACCCTAGCAATCGGCGCCCTCTTAATTCTGTAATCGAGCAGAGCGACGGAGTCCATTTTCCCAAGCAGTCGGCCTTGGCGGTGTATCCACTTCAGCAGCTTCAAATCCGCGCACGCTTGGTTGCGACCAGCCTTACGGCCGGACGTGCGGGGAAGGCTTTGTCGCCATTTCAAATAAATTTCACAATCATTTGCAGAAAACGCTTGCAGACTTATTCTTTTTTCATTAATAAACCTCGCAAGATGACGCCAGCAATTCCTGTAATAAATTTTTGTCAGAGGAGAAACGGGATGATTTTCGATCAAATCATCAACCCATTCGTGGCCACAATCTTTTCGCTTTTCGTTCACGCCAAGTCGAGCGGCCTCGGCCGTTGCCTTCGCGCGGTGGAGGGTATTGTCGATTCGGTAGCGGGTGCTCTTTGTACGCCACTTGCCTGCCGGGTCTTTGGAGCGAATAAAGAACCATGGAGATCCTTTCTTAATGTAAGAATAGGCCATAGTTACAACGGTAACATTTACTCTGTTTAACACAAGAACACACCATGACGCTTCCAACCATAATCAATCAAATCGAATCAAGTAATTGTACCGTGGGTTCAAATCCCACCCCGTCCGATGCTTATCACTATAATGACTTACGCCAAAACGGTAACACGGCGGTAATAACTGAGCCTAAAAAGGCTCACTACCAGCAACTTAATTTAAATTCTCGCGGCGGATACCATTTAACGCCCGAAGCGTTCGTTTATCACCCCAACCCCGCGGTGTGCCGTATGTGGCACGCCCAGCACGAGGCCAGCAAATGATCTCGTGGGAAGTCATGCGGGATCTTGCCCAGGTATCCATGCTGATTACCGGCTGGGCTTTATTCGTAGGCTCTGGAATCGCCGGGCTAACAGTAGCCGTACTCGTGTTTGGATGGGTCATCGATCAGATCCGCAGAACTTTTGGGGATCTATGATACGCGACCTAGAACAAGAGGGCGTATTGCCCATCAGTGCAGCCCAATCCTATGGATCGGCCCAGCTCTCACAAACGACTGCTCTGATCGATCTACAGACTAAGCACCGCGATCTCCGCAATCGCCTAGACCGCATAGAGGAGATTTTAGAAAGCCTCCTTAAGAAAAGCGGGGTGCAATCGTGAGCGCATTAGCCAAGAAATTCGTAGTGCTTTGGACGGTGGCTGGTGGCCCGGAACTAGTGGCCGAGCACACGTTCCACCCCACACGTAAATGGCGTTTCGACTTCGCCTGCAAATCTGCCCGCTGTGCGATCGAGCTAGACGGTGGGGCGTTCCTGCCGTTTGGCGGCCGTCACGGGCGAGGGATGGGGATGGTGAAAGATTGTGAGAAGTACCGAGCAGCCGCCGACCTTGGCTGGCGCATCTGGCGCTTCACAACCAAGTGCCTGACTGCCGAAGCAGTAGCAATGACCGCCAAGTCATTCCGCCTTTCGATGAAGGAGAAAAAATGAGCGAACCAAAAGAGCCAACCAAATTTAACAACGAAAAGCCTGACTACGAAACCGAGGCTTACGAGCGCGAGGAGCGTGATTCCGATTACGACTTCCACCGCTTCTGCGATTACTACGGCAATAACCGCCGGGGCTGATTATGACCGACCTGACTAAATTCCGCCTAATCGAAAACATTGAAGTGATGGCCTGTCGCAATTCAGCCGAGCGAGTTG